CCCATATACCCAATCAATATAATCCTATCCTATACCTCATATAATACACTAATACCCATTACCATATATCATCCTTACTATTAATACTCATATCATATAATACATATCTAAGATACATATACAAGGTATCCCCGGGGGTTTCGAAAATTTGAGGTACCTCAAGGCAATCCCCCCTACTTACTATACAAAACATACCACACTACTATATAGCTACTATACTCTAGAGCTACTTGGCTCATTTTAAGGTAATCACAAAAAGGCAATAAAAAGGCCCCTAATCTCCATAAAATCCTCATAATCCCAGTACCATTAATGGCCGCTTATTATATACATATATAAGGTAAAGTAAGTGAAGGTAAAAGGCAATTATAATACAGATAGTCATATAGCTACAAACGTATGTAGGAGTGTACTATAGCTTTAGTACAGTAGTCGATTAATGGCCCCTTATTTGCCTTTTGCCTAGATACCTTTTATTAGTATATATATATATAAT